GCTAAGCATTAACGGGTCAACAGGAGCAGTCACTGCGAACTCCCCGACCAGCGTAGCAGGGAAAGACTCTTATAGCTTTAATGTCGTAGCCACTAACAGTGCGGGTACAGACACCACAGCCGTAACGGTAACAATTGTATTGGTTGTTGCTAAGAATATGACGGAGTGGATTGCAGCGAACGGAGAGGGGGGTCAAACCAATGAGGCTTGGCTGAAGTACATGCTAGGTGCGGGAGCGTCTGGGAAAACGTTTAATGATTTGATGTTCGATTGGTTAGGGATTCTTGGTTATACAGGAAGTCTAACTGAGAGGGTAGCAGCATGGTCTAAAGCCAGTTTAAACTAGAGAAATAAAGGAATAAACCGTGATTGAAAGGAGGAAGATTGGGGTAACAGGCATCGTAGACTCGATCATACAGTTTACGATGCCTGTCCTGTGCGGTGTCATAGGCTGGATGTTTTTGGAAGTGGTTTCTGTCAGGGAAGCGGTAGCCACTCTTCAAGAGCAGCAAGTCAGGCATGAGGTTACAGGAGAACTAGTTGCGGAGATGAGGGATGCTTTGATCCGCTTAGAGACTTCTCAGCAATACGTTGAGAAGGAAATACGACTGCTACGGGAAAGTTCTCAAAACAGTTCGCAGTAGTACTATAAAAGGGGGTGATACTGATCTTGGAGGATAAGGGCAGATCTGCTTACACAGGGACTGCCCTTTTTTGTATCTATACTACAGGGGTTTCAGCAGCTGCCTTAGCTTCTGCCTTGGCAATTTGATCACGATACCACGGCCCTAGCTCAGGGTGAGCATGGATATCTTCATCACTCATAGGAGTACGGATAACTTCATCACCCTCCCGCATCCGGTAGATACGAGCACTACCGTCAACAAAGTCTGCACTGACTACCCCACTGTCGCTGATCCGAAACTGGATACAGCCGTCCATGTCTAAGGTCTCATCTTTACTTACGATTTCTACAAAGTACATTCTACTCTCCTGACATTAAGTTAATTGCGCGTGATACGGTAGCTTGGTCAACACCAAAGATATTGGCTATGTCCCACTGGCTAAGGTCAGTCATCTCATAGATGTCTGCGATCTGTTGGTTACGCTGGGCCTTAAATGCTTTGCTCATTCTCTTCTCCTGATAAATATAATTGCTCCCCAAGATACCATCCAGAACCTATTTCATTTCTGAGTGTACCATCGGCAATAAACTTCTCTCTCTTCGCGTCTGTCATGGGGAGACGTTCAGCCAGTATATCAGCTATCTCGTCTACATGATCCACAACAAACTTCATCCTGTGCAATGTCCCTTTAGATAGACTTACCAAGATTGTCATGTCAGATCCACTATTTCACACACACCACCACTACAAGCTAGGGTCTGTGAACCTTCAGTGTTATCTTCTGTCTCATCTAGTACCAAAGTATCCCAATCAATCTCAGGCATCTTAGCTACTAGCTCGTCATACTGTTCAGCAGTTATATCTTGGTAAGGTGCCTGCTGGTATACGTGGTCTGACTTAGGTAAGAACGAGATACCTGATACGTTATCAAAGTTCTTCCACAACCAAGCACCGATCTCCATAAACTCATCGTCACTGTAGTACACAGTAATGGATGGCTTATGTTCACACCAATGATCTTGGTAGATCTTCCACAGTTTCAGCTGCTCCATAGCTGTAGTATCCTTCACCGTTATGCTACCGTCAGGTGCTTTAACAGGAAACGAGAACACTAAGTTGGTTGGCTTCATCACATCTTCTTCACATGGGAAACCCATCTCCTCCATCAGAACAGCGAGAGGATCTTTACGATCAGCACGAACAGTGCGAATATAATGATCAGCAAAACGGGGGTGGATACCAGAAGCAGAGTCAACGAGTTGTGAGACGGTGCCACTCGGTTTAACGCACGTAATAGCCGTTGACGTATTAAGCCCAAACTGTTCAGCGTACTCTTTATTAGTCTCAATTGAAACCTCCCGTAAGTTATCCAACATAGCAGGCAGCTCGTTAATGCTGTGCTGCCCACTCATTATAGCGTGATCCATAATCCCTGTCATGCTTACACCTAGCAAGCACTCTTCCTCAGTGTTCTTCTTCCATACACTCCGCAAGTAACGAAAGTCTACAAGAGAACTTTGCATTGTACCTAGAATGGTGGCGAGCCTAACCTTCCGTTCAAGGTCTGCAATTGTGTCTCCATTTCTGACAACCACCTCTGAGAGGTTGCAAAACTGGTTAGGTCTAAGGATAATCTCCGAACATGGGTTAGTTCCGAATTCAAAGCTCGCATCTCTCCTGCCATTTTTCTCAGCTTGACGTTGAGCTGCTGCTCTGTTAAATACACCACGTTCTCCTGCTTTACTGTCATATAAACTCTTCCACTCAGTTAAGAAACTTTCAAAGTCAGGCTTCTCAGTATAAGAAACACTGTTGTTAGCTAAGGCTCTATGACCATCATTCTCCCACCACTGCCCCATCTTAGCACCACGCAATCGCTGGTCAGATAGGTTAGACAATGAGATCAATGCACTACGGCGTACACCACCTACCACTACGATGTCAGCCACCTTACATACAAGGTCATGGCACTCAAGCGATGTGAGCTTACGCCCATGTGCTCCAGTGAATGTCTTAACTGTAAAGTTAAACAAGTCAATCAACGGTGCTGGGCCACTTGCCCTACCTCCAAACACTTTGAGTGGAGCACCAGCCGGACGCACACGAGAGGTATCCCAGCTAGGTATCTTACCTGCGTACAGCATAGCGATCAACTCACGGAAGGCAGATGCCCATCCAATCTTGCTGTCACTAACCACAATGGTGGTATCAGTCGGGTGTAACGACTCAGCTACTTCAGGCAGCTTGCTGATGTACTGTCGCTCGACACTAAACCCTACCCCAGTACCACACATCAAGATGTACATCAGTTCATCGAAAGTGCGTACATGGTCAATGGCTATGTAGGAGCAGTTGAAGCCAGCTACATTGTCCCGCTCTAGTGCAGTACCTGCACACATCATTGCTCTCATGCTTGGCATGACATCCTGATCATATATCCCCTGTCTAAGCTCGGTCACCATAGGAGACTCAGGATCGAGGTCTAAGCGATTTACGAAGAAACCTATGTAACGGTCTACAGTCTCTCCCCATGTCTCTCTACGGCCAAGCTCAGGCATCCAGCGGGCATATCTACTACGGTGTATAAATGTTTGGTAATTATCCATCAAGGTTTAAACCCTCTAGTTGTGCTAATAGTTGTGTGTAGTGTATGACCTTCTTCAGATCCTCCACTCCGTTCTTATCTTTCCACCGAGTAATGTACTTGATGATGTTCCCTTCAATGAAAGGGATATTGTTCTTTGTAATGAACTCCAGCGGCTGTATCACGTAGTCCTTATAGTGACCCCCACCTACCTGTGTATCCATTGGGTGTATGATCTTCTTCTTTCGTGCTGCGTAGTAAGGGGGACAGGGTGCTGCATCTCCGTACTCATCCTGCGTCATGTGCTACCTCCATATCTTTAATAAACACTCCGTTCACGGTATCCCCTTTACGTTTACTGATCTTCTCGTATGCCCCTTGCAGGCACTCCACTGGGTCAAGTCCATGACAAGCAGCTTGCACGATACAAGTCACCAGCACATCGCCCAACTCATCCTTGATGGCAGGTATGTCGTTAAGACCTACCTCTTTGTCCAACTCCATCACTTCTTCTAACATCTTACCCATCTGGGTGTGTGCATTCTCCTTACCTGTAATGCCTTTACGTTTAGCCCAAAGCCATACCAGCGACTCGACATCTTCAAACGGAACTAATCTCTCGCTGTTCATAAGTGTACACTCCCCATATAAAATACTGTTCCCATAAATACTACGATACTCCCAATAAAAACTACATCCCAAAACACAGGAGTCCCCTGTGACCACTTCTTCATAATCTATATATCTCCTTTGATTTAGTTGGATAACCCACTTTAGTATGCCTTCTCCCCAAGCTCCATGTATTCGATGTAGGGCTGTTCATTAATGACGACTCCACATGAGATGATGGGCTTTTGCATGAAGTGCTTGCCGTAGGCGAACGCCATGTTATCCACATCAACACCACAACCAACAGCAAGACCCCAAACCAGACGATGCTCTGAAGCTGTCGCAGAGATGCCTGCGTTACCATGTGCGTGACCAGA